CTGTGGCCGTGGAGCGCAGCACAAATCATTGCGACACCATGGTCAGCCCGTCATCATTCCGGTGAACGATAACGTGCGACGATAGCGATTGACGATTAGGGCAGCACGAACCTAACACCTAACACTTAACACCTAAAACCTATCTGCCCCATCAACGAACAACTCAGCAACGTATCAACCCTCCGCCTGCCGGCGAGTCTGCACGACGGAACCCGGACTCCGCTCATTTGGCCGGGATGGGCGGGGCCTTGAAGGCATAGACTGCGCCATCCGCCGCGCCGATGACGAGCAGGCCGCTTCCTATGGCCGGGGAGGCGCTGATGGCCGCTCCGGCGTCAAACCCCCATAAACGGGTTCCTCTGGCGAGATCGATCGCGTGCAGTTGCCCGTCCATACTGCCGACCAGGACCGCCTGTCCGGCGATGACCGGCGACGCATCAACCCGGTCGCGGGTGCGGTAGGTCCAGCGGGGGGAGACCTCGCCCCGGTCCATCGCGACGACATACCGTCCCCGGGTGGCAAAGACCACCGTGTCCTCCGACACGGCAGCTTGGGCATAGACCGGACCGGCATCCTCCTCCACCGGCAGTTTTATCAACCGGCCATCGCGACCATCCACCTCCAGGAGTTCACCCGTCATCGATCCGACATAGAGCATGCCGTCCACCCAGGCCGGCCCCGCGGAAAAATTACTGTCGGCATCCCCCTCCATCCGCTGCAGCCCGGTGAGGGCATCGATGCCGCGCACCTTGCCGTCGCATCCGGCGATGAACACCATGCCGTCGGCGATGCAGGGCGCGCAGTGAACCTGCGCCCGGGTCTCGAAGGCCCACCGCAGCGTCCCGTCCGCCACGTCCAGGGCGTACAGCCTGTGGTCATAGGAACCGAACAGCACGCTGTTGTCCGGACCCGGCGTGGCCGAGGAGGTGATCTGGGCCTCGGTCGCAAAACGCCAGCGTTCCGTCCCCTCCAGGTCGATCGCATAGAACACGCCGTTGCCGTCCCCTACCAGGATCGCGTCGCCGATGATACAGGGCGACGCCGAGATGGGGGCGTCCGCCTCGAAGGTCCAGAGGGGCACGCCGTCCGCCCCCCGCAGCGCTGTCAGCCTGCCGCCTTCCGTCGCCACATAGATCCGGTCGCCGGCGATCGCCGCCGTCGCGGTGACCGCAGAGCCCGCCTCGAACGTCCACGCCAGCGCCGGCTCCATGCTGAAATCCACCGGCGAGGTCCCGGTCATCGCCGGATCCCCGCGGAAACTCGGCCATGCCGTGTCCGCGACAGGCGATGAGGGATCGGGGACGGGATCGCGCACGGCAGAGCAGCCGTTCGCCGTCAGCAAGTAGGCAAACAACACCGCATGAAACAGAACGAGATACGGAACATATTTTTTCATGAAAAACCTTTGCCGCCATGTCCATCCGCGGATTCGAACGGGTCATTCAGGGGCGGAGCACGCTGGAACATAGGGCACGAAGCACTTGCAATCAACCGCGGAATGCAGGAATGTATCTCGGTGCCCGACCATGGAGCTAGGAAGCCTGAGGCTATGCGCGTACTGAAAAACATCAACCTGGGCTTAGAGGATACCCAGCGAATAAGCCTACCGCCGCCGACGGAGAAGGAGTTTCTTCCGCCCAAACCACCGCGACTTCCAAAAGAGAAACCGCCCTTCCATCCGCCCTCCCGCTGGCAGTCCTGGACGGTCGGCGTGGTCCTCGGCATCGCCGTCCTCGGTTCGCTCGGCTATGTGCTGGGGCATGCAATGAAAGGTCTTCATCCGGGTGCGGAAGGAGGCATCTCCGCGTGGTTCCGGTCCACCGCGCAGACCCCGGCGGGGCAGGTCCCCTCCCCTACAGGCGGGCCGAACGCAACCGGACCCCGGAACGGGGCCGTTCGCTGGCCCGCTGTGCGCGTCAGCGCCATTATGGCGCCGGGGACCGGTCAGCCTGGCGCGGTTACGATCGACGGCAGTTTATACGGTGCGGGTGACGAAGTGAGAGGGATCCGGGTTGTCGAAATCGAGACCCACGGCGTCCTCCTGGAGTACCGCGGCGAACAGCGGCGCCTCCAGCCCGGCCAATCCACCCGGCTGTGACCCTCCAGGGGGGGCATGCGGAGCGATCCGGCCCCGTTGTCTCAATCGCGGTAAATATCCTTGGCGATCCTGTCACGGTCGACCGTCAACTGCTCCGGCACACCGGTGATTTCCAGCAACCGCTTGGTAAGCGTCTCGATGCGGTCACCCGCCTCCCCCGCCATCGACACCGCATCGCGCACGCCATCGTCCATCTCGCCGGAGAGCCCCAACGAGACCATCTGCAGCGTACAATTCATCACGGTGAGGGGCTGCAGCAGTTCCTGTACGATCTCAGCCAGGAGCCAGCGTTCCCGCTGCCGGGCAAGCTCAACCTTCTCGCTTTTGGAAGGGACCGCGATGTCTCGCGCAAGCCGGTCAATCCGCTTGACGGTGCGGCTCGTTATCGAACCGGCCCGCTGACTGGCCTCCCTGACCAGGCGGCCCAGAAAGGTACGATCCGTGCCCGGGGTCCTCATCAACTCATCGATCCGGGTCAGCACCATGGCGAGCGCCGCCATGTCGGCTGCGGCGCTGCCCCCGCCTCCCCCTCCGTGCGCCTCACCCCCCTGGACCGTGATCTTCCGCCAACTCTCGCGGTCCTCTCCCATGACAGGCACACGGGTCGCTGCCCCCCCCGCAGCCCCCGCTTTGCCGAAGCGCATGTCACGAGGGCGAGGTTCATCCTTGAGATCGCTCTGTATGGCCGCGATTTCCATTGCGATGCGCGCGTCCGCGGAGGGATCGCCGCCGCGCGTGATCTCGGACAACCGGTCCGACACCTTCTTCTCCAGCAGCATCAGGGTATGCTTGAGTTCATGTCGCCGCTGCGGATCGCGCAGGGCCGAGGAGGCTTTCAACCCCTCATAAGACCGGCGGAGACATCCGATCACCAGATCTGACAGCGTCTCGCCCGATGAGAGATCGGGCCTGCGCTGGCGCAGGACCGCCGCTTCCGTGATCAACGCCGCGAGCTTCTCAGGATCCGAGGCCAGCTCCTTCATGGCTTCATCCCCTTCCGCGCCGAGCGACTGCACATCCCCCTTGAGAAAGGCCACGATCTGCTGCAACCCCGCCGAGGATGCCTGGCCATCCCCGCCTTGATCGTCCCCCTTCCCCCCGCCTCTGCCGCCTTGTTCCGTGCTCGCCAGCCAAGCCTCGGCCTCCGCGCGTATCCGATCCGCCTCGCTGTGCTGGCGCGCCTGCTCAAGCGGACTGGATTTTACCACCTCTTCCCCTTCGCGGATTTCCCGGAACACCACGTTCTGACTGCTCACATGGCCCACCGCACCGCTCTGCACCGCCTCATGGAAGTCTGCATCGCGGCGGATAAGCACGTCGATCAATCGGGTGAATTCCTCCAGCTTCATGCCTTTGGTGATCGTGAACGAGGTCAGGTCCTTTGATTTCATGGCCGATGACAGGTGGCGCGTCAAATTAGAACGCATCGCCGGGGCCACGCCGTTGAAGCGCAATTTCGCGTCGATCATCGTGATCACCAGCCGCGGTGTCCTGCTCAACGCGGTATCCATGGCAGCGTGTGCCGCGCTGACCGCCTTGCTGAAAAGAGGGTGTTTCAACCCGTATACTGACGCGGCGTCCATCGCCCTGCATAGCTGCAGGACAGCATGCGTGGTTTCCGGCGGAAGCGCGGTGCCAGAGGTCGACCCCGAATGATCGCCGGACGTGCCGGAGACGGGAGCAGTCATGATCGGTCTTCCTTCCATCTAATTTTCATGTTGAAACGATCCTCTACCTATCCCGGATCGGCGAAGCACATTGCATGCCAGCCATCAGCCAGCGGCACACTCGGTGTTTCGCCCGGAAGTTAATTGCCCGCAGGCTGCGGCAATGTCCTGCCCGCGTGATCTGCGGATATGCGTGATGAAACCCTCTGCCTTCAGGTTCTGCTGGAAGCGCTCCATCTGTTCCCAGCCGGAAGCGGTAAATGGCAGACCTGTCCCTCCGTGAAACGGGATCAGGTTGATGCGGCAGCGCAGTCCGCGGAAACGGCGCGCCAGCTCGCGCGCGTGCGCGACGCTGTCGTTCAGCCCCCGGCACATGATATACTCCAGCGTCAGTCTGCGCTGACCGTGCCAGTCCGTCGCCCGCAGCAGCGCGATGATCTCCGCGAGCGGGTATTTTCGCTGCACCGGCATCCATTCCGCCCGCTCCTCATCAAAGGGGGAGTGCACGCTCAACGCCAGATGACTGCGGAACCGGTCCAGATACGCCTTCAACGGCGGCAAGATGCCGACCGTGGACAGCGTCAACCGCGACGGGCTCATGGCGTAGCCATACGCGGCGGTGAACACCTCCAGCAGGCGGAACACCGCATCGGCGTTGTCCAAGGGTTCGCCCATGCCCATCAGCACGATATTGGAGATCTGATCACGTTCCGGCAGCGACGCGTACTGGTTGATCATCTCCGCCGCGGTCAGATTCCCCTGGAAGCCCTGCTGCCCGGTCATGCAGAACCGGCAGGCGCGGCGGCAGCCCACCTGGGTCGACATGCACAGCGTCGCCCGCTCATCATCGGGGATGACCACCGATTCCACATGATGAGAGAGGCCCGCCGGGAAAAGATACTTCCGCGTGCCGTCCGCCGACTCCTGAACCTCAACAGGGGGGCTCCGCCCAACCACCCAGGCCTCGCCCAGTTCCGCACGCGCCGCCTTCGAGAGACTGGTCATCTCGTCGATCTCCGCCGCGTGCCGCTTGTACAGCCATTCCGCAAGCTGCCGTCCCCGGAACGCCGGCCACCCCTGCATCCGGGCCAGCTGCTCCAGCTCCTCTCGTGATTTCCCCAACAATGGTTCGTGCATTTGATCCCGCAGTTCGCTATCACTCTTCTTCAGGTGCCCGCCAGTGAAGCATGATTTGGGCACCCTTTGCCATACTATAAGAAGGAACATGCAGATGATCAACTTCAGCGAGTACCAGAAAGGCGCCATGTCCACCGCGATCTATCCCGGCAAGGGCCAGGGCGACTGGACCTACCCGGCCCTCGGCCTGGCCGGCGAAACCGGCGAAATCAGCGAGAAACTCAAAAAGGCGCTGCGCGATGACAACCGCGCCATCACCGACGAACGGCGTGCCGCCCTCAAGAAGGAGCTCGGCGATGTCCTCTGGTATATCGCCGCCCTCTCCACCGAGTTGCAGCTCGACATGCAGGAGATCGCCGAGGAGAACCTGGCCAAGCTCGCCCTGCGCAAAAAGAACAACCGGATCCACGGCGACGGGGACGATCGTTAATTATGAAATTATGACTTGCACCCCCCATCCATCCGCTGGTACAGTGCACCCATTCTCAAGAGCGGGAGTAATTCAGTGGTAGAATGTCAGCTTCCCAAGCTGAAAGTCGCGGGTTCGAATCCCGTCTCCCGCTCCATTTAACCCCTCAATAGCAAGCATTTACGACTTTGCTATTTTCGTGTATTACAAGTGCAAGACACTTGCAAGACACTTTGTGCTTGATTGTGTGCGGCATTACCCGTATATTGTCTCACAACGATAACAGGCGAATGAAGGGAACCGTCATGAGCAAATTGCCCGGAACGCTGTGGATTAACAGGGGTCGGTGGAGCTGGAAGGTCAAGCTGCCCGGTGATAGTACGCGGAGGACAATCGCCCTGCGGAGGCCGGGCATGTCAGAGGCATTGGGGGAAGGGCGGAGCCGCGATCTCGCGGAGTCCGTGGCGTGGCGCATCTGGGAAGAGGCGGCAAAAACCGAGCGAGCGCAAGACACTTGCAAGACACTTGACGACGTGGCGGGCAGATTTGGCGCGTGGGCGGATACCTATTACCGGAGGACGGACGGCCAGCCGACCAGGGAAACCGCGAATTGCGAAATTGCATTGCGACCGTTACGGGTGGCGCATGGCCGCAAGGCGATAGACGGCATTTGCTATCAGGATATATGGGACACCCGCGAAGAGCTTGTCCGGGCCGGGCTCAACCGAACGACGATCAACCAGCGCGTAGGTATCTGGAAGCGCTTCTTCTCCTGGGCGCTGGAGAATCGGCACTGCTCGCCTCAAACCAAATCCGAGGTTTGGGCTATTGCCTCCTTGAAGCGGCACCGCTCCCCCGCCCCCGAAGGAAGCCCCACGATGCCCGTGAAGCACCGCGACGTGAAAGCCGTCCTCCCGTTCATGTCGCCCACCGTTCGGGCCATGGTGAGCGTTCAGGAGCTCTGCGGGGCTCGCCCGGGCGAAGTCTGCCAGATGAGGCCCTGCGACATCGACCAGCGGCGCGACGTTTGGGTGTACCGGCCACAGACTCACAAGACCCAGCACAAGGACCAGGTGCGCGTGATCGCTATCGGGCCGCGTGCCCAGCGTGCTATCATGCCCTACATGGACGGCCCCGCAGAGAAGCCCATGTTTTCCCCCATCATCGCAATGAAGGAGCATGGCCACATGGCCCCGCGAGACCCCGCCGCCGAGCGCGTCCCCGGCGAATCCTACAGCGCCAATAATTACGGGCAGGCCATTCGCTACGCTCAGAAGGCTGCACGTAAGGCGGGGGTGGATGTGGCCGACTGGACGGCGAATCAGTTGCGCCATTCGTGCGGGACGAGGGTTCGCCGGAGGTTCGGGCCGGATGCTGCGCGCGCGGTGCTGGGCCATTCCGCGGGGAGCGCGCGCATTACCGACCGCTACACCGGGACGGCGATTGAACAGGAGTTCATCACGGCAGCGTCGCGGCCAATGCGCGTTATTGGCTGACGTTGTCCTTGTCTTCCTGGTAGATCTCTTCCACGGCGACCCTGGCCCGCGCCCTCGCCAAGGGGGAGAGCTTCCTGTAGATACGCAGCCAGTCCGCATCTGCGTCGCTGAGGCGATGTGCATATGCCGCCTCGCCGGGCTTCGCGCCAACGACGAGATCGGTGTATGGCACTTGCAGGTATTGCGCTATCTTCTTGATGTTTTCCAGTCGCGCCCGTTTATACGTATTGTTGACCGAGCACCACCGGCTGACATTGTAGTTGGTCATGCCAACAGCTTCAGCCAGCTCTTTCTGCGACATTCGCCTAGCCTTCAGGATGTCTCGCAGCGCGGCCGCGTCAATATCGACATTCACGACTCGCGCCTCCCGTTGTTGTTTTCGTCGCCACCTTCGGCCCGAGTATCCTCCTCGTAGGCGTCGCGCAGCAAGCGGCGATAAATAACGGATGCGGGCTCGTGGAGCCTCTCGGCCTCCATGTTGACCCACTGCGCGATATGCACTGGGAGGCGCACATCCACCTTAACTGTCTCCCCCATACGGCTTTTCCCACTCATGGCATTACCCTCCATATTTACAAGCCCCGCTTCGGGCCACATGGTCTGATTACGGCATTTGTGAGACAATATGCAGCTTATGTCATACAATGCAAGTATTTAATCGCACTCAATAAACATGGCCGAAATCCATTGACCCTGAAGCGTGTCCGCCCTAACTTGTCTCACATGTTGCGACATGTTACGACATGCGGCGATATGAACGCGATCAGAGCAGCGCAGAGAAAGAGGCTTGAGCATGGGAAGAAGCGACACAGGAGAGCTTGCAACCGCAATCTCTATCAGAACCTCGAAAGAGGTCAAGGGCTGGCTTCGCCGGAAGGCCGCGAGGCAGGGTCGATCCATCTCCGACGTAGTACGGGCGGAGCTTGATGAAGCATATAAACAAAGGCATGCGAAATGAGTCTGATGATTAACGACAGCGAATTATGCCAGATACTAGGCGTCTCCAAAACGACATTGTGGCGCTACCTGTCGAAGGGTCCAGCCCGCCCGTCCGACCCCGACATCCGCCTGATCAAATGCCTGCGGGTAGGCGGGCGACGGCGGTGGATACGGTCATCGGTCGAGAAGTTCATCGAAGAACAGAGCGAGTAGTCAACAGAGAAAGGGAAGCAGATATGTTTACGTTATCCAGTATTAGAAGCAGCACGGCGCTGCGAGCACCGCGAATAGTCCTTCTGGGTGTGGAAAAGATCGGGAAGACCTCGTTTGCGTGCGGTTCGAGAGTGGAGGACGGGCGAGTTGTCGAATTCGGCCTGAATTCCCCTGTCGTCCTCCAGATGAAGGGCGAAGAGGGCGTGGACGGCCTCCCCAACGTGAAGTCCTTTCCGGTCATTTCAACGCATTCCGAGATTATGGAGGCCATGGACGTTCTGTACGAGAACGACCATCCTTACCGGACCCTGGTGTTTGACTCAGCCTCAACGGCTGCGCACATCATCAACGACGGTGTTTGCGAGGAAAACGGCGTGGACAGCATCAGGAAGATGCCGGGCTTCCGCACGGGCGAAGCCGCCGTTATCAATAAGTGGCGGGAAATCCTCGACGGCATGGACCACCTTCGCGACGAGCGAAACATGTCAATCATCATCACCGGGCATGTCAAAGTAAAGGCGTTCAAAAATCCCGAAGGCGACAATTACGATACCTACGACCTAGACCTAGAGCACACGGACGTATCCGAAATGCTCAAGCGCTGGGCCGACCTCATCCTTTTTGCCAACACGAAAGTGCTGATCAAGAAGGAAGGGGAAGACACGAAGTTCTCGAAGGCAAAACGGCGGGGCATCGACGCGAGCGGCGGCGCTCGCTGGCTTTACACTCAAAAACGACCCGCGCATCCGGGTGGAGGCCGAAACATCTACGGGGCGCTGCCGTACGAGATCCCCCTGGACTGGGCATCCTTCGAGGAGGCTGTAGCCGCGGCGCAAATCCCCAGCGCAGAGCAGAATCAAGAATCGGAAAAAGGACAGTAAACACGGCCCGAAGGCCGGAAAGGGAAGACACGATGCACGAAGATGATATTGCGGAGATATTCGGGGGCGGTTTTGACATGGAGCAGGAACTGCCGGACATCCCGGACGGCGGGGAGTTGATGACACCTGGATGGTACACGGCGGAAATCCAGACCGAACTGGAGCCGACCAAGGCCGGCGACGGCATGAAGCTGGTGGTCGAGCACAGTTTCATTACGGATGGCTTCTCCAACCGTAAGTCCTGGGCAAACATCAACATCCAGAACCCCTCCGAGAAAGCCGAGGCACGGGGCCAGCGCGAGCTGCAATCCCTTGGCGCGGCGTGCGGGGTCAAGGGCAAGCTCACCAGCAGAGCGCAACTCAACGGGTCTATCGTGGACTGCCATGTGATTGTCGAGAAGGGCACGAAGGGGTACGCCGA